TGGCAACTTGTCCTGATGGATAAAGATATCTCTGCAGGTTGGTATGCAACCGAAGATGGAGTAACTACCTCAGTTGCACACTGGTTAGAAGAAGATGATTTCCGCAATAATGGTGGAGTCATGAATCATGAAACCGTAGAGAGTATTTCGAAGCGTCGTAAACCATTTACAGTAGACTATACTGGATTTGGATGGTTACTGATCAAGAAGGGTGTCTTCGAACATTCTGAAATGAAATATCCATGGTTTGCTCCCAAAATGCAAGTCTTTGAATCTGGAGAGGTTCAGGATATGTGTGGAGAAGATGTATCATTCTGCCTGGATGCAAAAGAAGCAGGATTTGAAATCTGGTGCGATCCTCGTATCAGAGTTGGTCACGAAAAAACAAGAGTGATTTGATACAATGGCAGACAAGTACAACATTCTATGTAAAGGACGTAAAATATACTCCTCACTTACAGAAGAAGAGTACTTCAATATAATGGAGAATCTGGCAGATGATTTCTATCAGACAGGTTCTCCAAATCCAGATGAAATTGAAACTGAAATTATAGGAGATTAAACAATGGCAAAAGCAAAAGGTGGACTGAATAAGGTCGGTTCTTATGTTCCTGGAGCTCCAAAGAAAACTCGTCAGGGAGATGGGGCAGGAACTAAGTACGCTGCTTCTTCTCGTAATGGAGCACGTAAGAAGTATCGGGGACAAGGAAATAGATAATGTATCACATAGATGGTAGAGATGAATGGAATCATATTCATCAAGATGATCTATGGATTTATAATAAACTCTTTCTAAGTCGGGTTTTGGGGTATAACTGTGGTCCTGTTGGGACTCCAGTTCCAAAACCCGACTTTTATATTGTTCGACCTTCTTTTAATTTACTTGGTATGGGACGCTTTGCTCGTATCGAACACATTTGTAAATGGACAGATAGATTTCATCCATCAGAATTTTGGTGTGAAGTCTTCGATGGAGATCATTTAAGTGTTGATTTCATGAATGGTCGGGCAGAATTGGTAGTTAAAGGAGAAAAGGAAAGCGAAGATCCTCTTTATAAATGGAGAAAATGGGAAAAGATAGACCAAGAAATTGAATTCCCTTCAATTTTATCAAAATTAAAAGGAAATTATGAATGGATTAACTGTGAATTTATCGATGGTAAGTTGATCGAAGTTCATTTTCGCCAAAATCCTGACTTTAAATATAATAATACTGTAGCAATTCCAGTATGGAATGACGAAGAAGTGGAAAATATGAAAGATTATACCTTTATAGAAGATAAAGAGTATCATCGCAAAGGTTTTTACGTGCAATAAATAAATCTTTATTGGATTTTTATGCCTTGGAAAGATTCTCAATGGGTAAACACCTCTTACTAGAGGTATATGACATAAAATTTGAATTATTGAATGATGGAATTGCCATTCAGGAAGTCATGGAGAATGGAATTAAACGTGCAGGAATGACGATTCTTAATATTTTTCAGCACTGTTTTGTTCCTCAAGGTGTCACAATAGTTATTGCACTTGCAGAAAGTCATGTTTCATGTCATACTTGGCCTGAAGAGGGTGCCATTGCAATTGATGTGTATACATGTGGTGAAGGAAATCCAAAATTAATCGCACTCGAACTCTTAAAATATTTCAATTCGAATAATTTTAGACTCAAGGAAATAGATCGTTAAATAGGAGTAGGGGAGATAGCAACCTCCTTCCAAAAAAAGTTCTGTTTTTACCAAAAAACAGGAGCTAAAATGTCAAATTTACCCGTCGATAGAGATTCGAATTATATGAGAGAAATGTGGGGAACTAATCAATTAATCACAGATTATAATAAAACTCCTTCACAAAGAGTAATTCAAGAAGTTATGCACGATTATGCACCAAAGCATGATCTTAAAAAACAAACTGAATTACATGAAAAAATTCGTAATGATAATGATTACGATGATTGGGACTATGGAACAGAACCAAACTATGGTTCTTCCTGGAAATAGACATAAATAAAAGATAGAAATTTAATTTTCGAATGGCAATACAGAGGATATCTAGATCATTTAAAGATATTAGTCTATCCTTTGATCCTCATCCGGTGACAAAGGATCTACCGATACTTAAAAATGAACGAGCAATTACTAGATCAATTCGAAATCTAGTAGAAACAATTCCAACTGAAAGATTTTTTAATTCATTACTTGGATCTGATGTTCGTTCTAGTTTATTTGAGTTTGTAGACTATGGTACTGCATCAATTGTACAAACTCAAATTGAAACTACAATTCAAAATTATGAACCAAGAGTGAATAATGTACAAGTAGAAGTAGATCCTCAACCAGATAATAATTCATTTGAAGTTACTGTTATATTTGATATTATTGGACAAGAATTTCCCACACAACAATTTACATTTCTACTAGAGGCAACAAGATAAAATGCCTTTTACTAAATTTACAAATCTAGATTTTGATCAAATAAAGACATCCATCAAGGATTATCTCCGTGCTAACTCTACATTTACGGATTTTGACTTTGAAGGATCAAATTTTTCAGTATTAATTGATACTTTAGCGTATAATACATATATCACTGCATTCAACTCAAACATGGTTGTGAATGAATCCTTTTTGGATTCTGCAACACTTAGAGAGAATGTAGTTTCATTAGCAAGAAATATTGGGTATGTACCACGCTCTAGAACCTGCTCTAAGGCACAGGTAACAATCACTGGTACTACGAATCAAAATATCTCATCAGCAACTCTTCCTGCCGGTTTAGTTTGCGTAGGAACCGCAGATAATACTTCATATACATTTTGTGTTCCTGAAAATATTACAACAAAGGTAGTTGATGGTTCCATTACTTTTAATAAAATTGATTCTCTGGGAACTATCAGTGGAATTGATATCTATCAGGGAACATTCTTAACAAAATCTTTTACCGTAGACGGATCTCTTGATCAAAGATTTATTTTAGATAACCCATATATTGATACTTCAACGATTTCTGTTTATGTAAAGGGTGCCTATGATAGTGGGTTAGGAATTAAATATTCATTAGTGGATAATATTTTAGATATCAATTCAAGTTCTGAAATTTATTTAATACAAGAAGTTCAAGATGAAAAGTATGAACTTCTTTTTGGTGATGGTATATTTGGGAAAAAATTAGAAAATAATGCAATTATAACAGTTCATTACATTGTAACAAATGGTGATGAAGGTAATGGATGCTCACAATTCGCTTTTCAATCCACATTAAAAACTCCTTCTGGGACACCATTTGCCTTAACAGCAGCAACTGTCACAACAAATCAGTCTTCTCAAAATGGTGGAGAAATAGAAGACATTAATTCAATCAAGTATTTTGCTCCAAGAATTTATTCATCACAATATAGAGCAGTCACTGCTCGTGACTATGAAGCAATTATAAAGAAAATTTATCCAGATACAGAATCTGTAGTAGTTGTTGGTGGGGAAGAAATGGACCCACCAGAATATGGGACTGTTACCATTAGTATTAAACCTAAAAATGGTACATATGTTTCAACATTTAATAAAGAACAAATTAAAAATAAATTAAAACAATATAGCATTTCTGGTATCAATCAAAAAATTATCGATCTCAAAATACTCTATGTTGAGATTGATAGTTATGCCTATTATAATTCAAATCAAACATCAACGGAAGATTATTTAAAAACAAAAGTAATTAATTCACTCACAGAATATTCAAAATCAACAGATTTGAATAAATTTGGTGGCAGATTTAAATATAGTAAAGTTTTACAAATTATTGATAATACAGACGTTTCAATTACATCTAATATCACCAAGGTCAAAATCAGAAGAGACTTAAATGCTTTAATAAATCAATACTCACAATATGAAATATGTTTTGGAAATAGATTTCATGTTAATTCTGAAGGATATAATATTAAATCTACAGGATTTAAAATTGCAACAGAAACTGAAACTCTATATCTAACAGATACACCAAATCCTGATGGATTATCGGGAATAATATCAGTTATAAAAGGTACTCCAACATCTGAAGGTAATATTCAAATTGTTGTACAATCAGCAGGAACCGTTGATTATGTGAAAGGAGAAATAAAATTAGGAACTATCAGTATAACCTCTACTGAAATTGAAAATGATATTATCGAAATTCAGGCATATCCAGAATCAAATGATGTGATAGGTCTGAGAGATCTATATCTCAATTTTAATATTTCAAAAAGTTCAATAAATATGGTTAGAGATGTAGTTGCATCTGGAGATGAGATATCTGGAACAGTATTTACCAGAGATTATTATACATCAAGTTACTCAAACGGAAACCTAACAAGATAATAATATGATACAAACGGGATTTGAGTCTAGAGTCAAAATACAGCAAATAATTAATAACCAACTTCCAGAATTTATACTGGATGAAAGTCCCAAAGCCT